CAGCCTTTTCCATCATCTGTACTGGTGTTAAATCATTAGATACAGGAACACCAAGCCCATGCCATGGAACTTCTCCTGCGTATGCCATTGTTTCAATTTGATGTGCCATTATATAATCTCCTTATGCCACTAACGAATAACCAAGAATAACAGAAAAGAAAACAGTTGTTAAAACTGCTGCAATAATTTCAGTAGACTTATGCATAACGCTTCTCCTCAACAGTAAAACGAATCACATCGTCTGTCTGCCAGATAGACTGGATAACAGCAGATAAACCTTCACGAGTGTGACGGATGGTTTCCCATACATCGCCATTTTCAAGATAGGTTGTAATTTTGAAATAATTAATTTTCTTTTCCATTTTTTAGCTCCTTAATTTGGAAAACACTTACACTACTATTATAAACCATTCTAGGGATAATGTAAAGTGTTTTTTTTAAAAAAATTAAAAAAAGTTTTCAAGACCTTTCGGTTCATATGGCATCATTGGACGCAACTTTGGTTTTTTCCTAAGGGTTCTCCAGTGGCTAACAGCACCCTTTACCCTTTCTGGATATTTACCTAGATACGTACCAGCCTCAAGGTCTCCCTTTGTGACCAAGTGTTTATGAAAGTGGTCAATTTTATCATAGTTTTGCATAATATATTTGGCCAACATATCAAATTCATAATCACCAATAAGTGGTTTATCCTCTACGTAATACGCATATGCGCACATTAAATATCTAGCAATTGGATTCTTCATCAAATTTTGCCTCAACAGATTTTATATGTTTACATTTCACAAAAGCAATACAGTCACAAGAAAAACCAGAATCAGTCATCTCGACTTCGTATGTATCACCCTTTGAACCAGTTACTGGCCAGCGGACACCTACAAGATGATGGCCTTTTGTGTTTATAATATCAGAACTGTGTGATCTCATTTCTGTAAATCTTCTTCACATTGGTTAACCAATTTAAGGGTATTAACTGCCATCTGCATTAAATTGGATTCAGCCATACCACGACCATCAACATCTAGTTCAATATAATTGGATATTGCACGAGCAAGAATCTCAGAGTTAATTTTTAATTTACCATAATTATATGCATATGTATTTTTCATTATGCAACTCCTTCCAAACGTTTAAAACCAAGACCTTGAACAACATGATATTCACGAAGTAATGAATCATAGATCACATCACCAACCGAAATTGAATGCATTGGTTGAAAATCAAAACGTCTGATTTTTTCATCTGGACCAATATTACCGATTTCGAATACATGGTTAAGGTCAACTGCCTCAATTTCACAAACAGCTTTATATGCTGATTTAAAAAATGATACATCAAGTGAACCATCAATCATAGCATCAAAGCCACGTGGATCACTTTTTTCACTTTTTGCAATTTGGTAAACGGTATATTTTATCATTTTTAGCTCCTTTGATAAATATTATAATACTATTATAAACCATTCTACAGATAATGTAAAGTGTTTTTTTAAATAAAATGAAAAAAAATTTAATTCACCTTGATTACGAAATTAATAAACAAAAATGGCGAGATATATTCTACGAGAATATTCAGCAAGGTCAATGGCATTGGTCTGTGCCTAGAAGGCAAGAATTGTTTTGGTATCAGCTTATGATAAAGGACGATAATCCTTTAAAGGAACTTACAAAAGAGGTTGAGATGGACTTGAATATCTATGGTATGAATAACTTCCCTAGATTCTCTTATCAATTTCCGAATACTTTGTTGCAACATCATAAAGATGAAGACAATATGGTGTCAATTAACATTAACTTACTTGACACGATTCCAGTGATTCACATAGAGCATGAACCTTATCCATACGAATGTGCATTTATTCAAGTAGGACAAAAGATGCATGGAGTTGAAAAGGATCCAAACCATAGATTGATCCTTAAATTCTGTTTAAGGCATCCTTGGGAAGAAGTTCATGATAAATTAAATAAATTTGGATTGATTATTGACTGAGACACTATATGTGTTCTAGGTTCTGAACCGCAATTTATAAACGTATGTGGCAACATTGTGTCAACCAAATAAACGGAACCATCAGCTGGCAAATGGTGTAACTGTTTGTCAATTATGAACCAACAATGGTCGTTTGTTTCAAGTGGTATATGCAATCTTTTTCTAATATCTGTATGATACGAGTAACAACTTTTTGGTTTTACGTCCATCAGTCTAGTGTGAACCATACCATATTTTTCTAATATTGAATTGGTGTAATTGCAGTCAAATATGCTTTGATCAAACTCGTGAGATTTATATGAATGTGTCTGAGGTCTTTCCCAACTTTTAGAACCTCCAGACCAACCTATACCAAGATGAGGGTCAAGATTACCTTTTACTCCTTGTAAACATATTTGGCCATCGTAGTCTATTATACTTGTTTCTAAAAGAATTTTCTCGACATCAACTCCTTGATCAATCTTGATCACAGGACTGGTCCATCTTTCCACAGCATCTTCGTAATCAACATCAAATATTGAAAATTTTAAGAGCAGTCTTTCTTCAGGATATTCTTTTACCTCATGACTTTGGGTAATATTTAACAAAGCACATTTATAATCTATATCACCTATGTCCTCAAAAGTTATTGGAGCTGCTTTCTCGGATAGGACTATATTAACACAGCACTTTGTATTTTGATCTCTGTGCATAGGAACTGCGGTATTGGCTTCCTGCTTATAAAATCTTGGGCGGACATCTGACGAATTAATCTTGTGAGCTATATACTCAGTAAGTCTTTTAATTTCCGGAAAATTATCAAAGTTTGTTATGCGGCCTTGTAGCCAAGTTGGTGCATACGCAAAGAATGTTCCATTGTTATAACCACTTTCAAATGGTTTATAAGATGCAATCTTTGACTCTTTTATTAATAATTCAGAATCATAATTGATATCAAGATGTGTGTAATACAAGTTCATTGCGTATTTGTTCATTGATAATGGTCTCTGCTATGTCTGCTATTTCCTGATGTCTTTCTTCTGTATAATGCAATTCGTCAAGATCACCATTAGGTTGAGGTAACTCAATAACATGGGTCAATAACTTTAAGTGATCAACGTGCTGTCTTTGTCTGCGATATAAAGTTTCCATACCTCTTCTATTGTGCGTATCATTCAAGGCATCGTTTAACGAATTTACAACAATATCAAACGATTCTCTGGTTCTATAAGGCCACTGCTTTTTATACCAAGCATAAAGCTTTGATTCTTTTAACCAGTCTGTATATAAAACATCTTTACCAAGTCCACCTATTGCAATATCAAAAAGATGAAATCTAAAAAGAGGTGGTGTATCAAGCAAAACAAGATCAGGTGCAAACCACTTGTTTTGCTCCCATTGATCTATTAGAACATCACAAGATGTTCCTCTTACAGCTGCATTATGTATGGTATAGTTATCGCAGGAAAGATAATCAACCCAAGTTTTATCATCATTGACGGCGTTACTTGCCCCCATGATCATTACCTTATATAGGCTCTCCACAGTACTCTGTCTCCATTATATGTTCCAGGCTTACGTCTATGTAATGTAGCTTTATTTTCCATTATTATAAGTCTGTTTGGTTTCCATTTAATACTTGTGATATCTCTGGCCAAGATAATATTTTCAAGATCTTTATATTTTTCTGCATCTTTTAGGAAAGGACACCACCTTGTAAACCATCCTTTTTCATCTTGCTCTACTAAGGACATAGGGGTTTTATTGGCCTTCATTGCATATAATCTTGCGTGTGAAGCCTTTTTAAATTTAAAGAATGAACCTTCATCGATTGTTTTTTTAAAGTCCATCACCACAGATTCATTTTGATATTTTTCAGCTATTACATCTGGCAGTCGAGTAGATATAATTTGAGTAATGGGTGCATTTTCCTCTGCTGTTTCACACCACAATGCACTGTATTTTGGAAAGTACCGAACATGAGAGCCATCTTGGTGCCATGTCTGTAAAGGCACGGTGTTAACCTCTTCCTGTGTAACTTTTTTTAAGTCTAATTCTAAATCAAGTTCTCCATATTCTGCACATACCTGACAAGCATCCTGAAAGGACGGAATGTCATCAATAATTTTTACCATATCAATCATATGTAATCCTCGTGAATTAGAAAGTTGTCTATCCATGATGAATATTCAACTGTGTACCCTATATCTATAAGTAATTGTTCTGTTTCTTGGCTCATAAACTCAAGGTAAAGTATAGGTTTCCATTCTGCTATAGTGTTGTACGCGCCACGCACGACGGCATCATCCTCACCTTCTGTGTCAATTTTTATACAACTGGCCTTTAATTCGTAATCATCAAGTTTTGCTGTAGTGACTTGCATGATTTTCCAATCGTGACCTTCTGGGATATACTTGTCCATTTCCCATCTGTTCAAAGTAGAGTAATGTGGTATGGTCATGTCAATGTGGAAACTACGGACTTCTTCTAGGTCAGATAATGCCTTTTGATGCAGTATCAGATTATCCCTAGGTGTAATGGTAGCTTCTGGATTAGGCTCAAATGCAACCACATTATCAAATAAGTCACAGTATTGATCCAACTCAACACTATTGCATGCGCCAATATCAATATATGTATCAAAGTCAAACCCGTATTTGTACATCATGTGCATTAGAAAATATCTTAAATGAGATGCTCTTTGCTTTTTCCTAGCAGATCTAAAATAATCATACATCATAATAAAAAGTAGTCCTGTACAGTTCTCGTTTCTCTTCTGTATCAAGTGTGGCATCACGCTTGTGGATTGTCATAAGTTGATCCGAGAACACGATGTCACCCTCCTCCCATTCATGGGTGTAGATATATTGTGGTTGCATCAGTCGTTCGACTAACTCATCCTTATGTGGAAAATCTGACATATGACCGAATGGGAAGTATAGAACTTTCTCTCTGGTCACTGGGTGAATCCTCACAAGCTTCTTTTTTACTTTGATTAGATATCGACCTGATTTTAATTGTTTGGCACTAAGGTTTGGATCAAAGAGCCCTGCTTCTAATCCTTCACGTGTACGGAAGTTCCACTTATCAAGTTTGATTACATCTTCCATATCAAGATCACCTGCGCCGGTATAGATCCGACCACCATCTTTGATGTTATGGATATTAGACATTGTAACCCAAACATCATCCAATTCTTTTTTCAAAGTTTCTGGTAGGTCTCGGTACATATTGGTACAATGTGCCCAGATGGTAGGAGCATTCTTGATTACCTTTTTACCCCACAGACATACAACTTCTTCTGGATCCACACAGAACATATTATTACAGTGCCAATCTAAAAAACCACGACTAAACAGTCCTTGTTTGCCGTTAGGTAACTTTTTATTTGTAACGCGAAATATGATAGGATAATCTTCGTGACATGCATGGATGCCAGATGCTTGGTGTTTACCCCAGGTTAGATTTTTCTGGTAGAACTCTTCGTCAGACATATGCTGATTTTTGAGTACTACAATTCCTTCTTCAGCGACTTTCTGTATCAACTCGTTCATATATTTCTCTTTTCAATTTACCATAGGGTATCAGAATTAAAAACTCATCTGTGTCTACCCCATGCACATTCTTTTCGTTATCAAATATTGCTATGTTTGCCGTATTCGGGAAATATGTTTTCCATCCGTATGTTTTATCTTGCACATAGAAACTAGACCAGTCTCCGTCTACTCTAATCTTCATGTGCATGTTATCATCTCGTTCACTCTGGTCTTGATGTGGTGGTATTACTCCACCTTTTGTTTTACCAACCATAACTTTTTTTATGTCATCAAAGTATTTACCAAGGTAGTTAACTATGGGATGTGATTCAAGTTCTACAATATCAATGAGACCAGAATCATGATCTAACCAACCACCTACGTTTACATTGGCTGGTGGATTATTCAACAAGGTGTATAGCTCATCTTTGTATTGGTAAAAATAATCATCATTCATAAAGATATTCTCTTTTGCAAAACCTAATTCATGGTCACCAATCTGACACACCCTTTGACCTACACCATATATGTTATATAGCCCAGACAGAGGTGTAAATTTTATATCGGTAAACTCTTCGGCATTCTTACATGTAAGATCAAACAGAGACTTTTTCTTGTAGATGTGTGCAGACCAAAATAAACCCTTGTATCCCAAATCATATGCGTGTTGAATTTGCTTTGGTACAAGATACTGCCAGTTTGGCCTAAACCTATCTTGTTTCCAAGTCTTTATATACTTTTGTGACATATAATGTCTTGAGGATACTCTAGCAATTTCATCATTAATCTTTTGTAATCCACCAAAGCAAACTAGGTCCATCTCATCATCGATAAGAACATCAAAGGAAATCATTGAATCCAATTTTAATCTTGTAATTGAATAATTTTCTTTTAATTGTAAATCACTGTTTGCAATATACTCTATCTCATCATGGAATATATCCTTTATAATCTGAGGACATTCTCCTTTTATATCATAAACCTGCATGGTGATCCTTATGATTCCCTTCAAATGGTGCCAATATGTTTATCCACCAGTGATTAGCTGGCCCATTCGAATGTCCCGCAGTATTTAATATTCCTATTCCAATATATCCTAGAATGATTGTATACGGAGAAAAAATAATTACAGGCCAAATAAGGTATTTGCCATACCTCTGAAAGAATCTCATTCTAGGATTTCTTACACAGTCCTTTACCAAATGATAAGGTATGTGACCTTCCCATCTAGATAAAAATACTTTCCAAAAGCCTTGATATTTTGGTGAGTGTGGATCTTTTGCGGTATCACTGTATTTGTGATGTAGTCTATGAATTCCTATCCAGCTTATGGGTTTATAAACGCCAATTATTAATGCACAGATTAACGATATCCATTCAAACCAGATATTTCTAGAGCCTTTTCTATGAGCCCAATATCTATGCAATCCTAATGTTGCGCCGATTGTCGCAAAGATAAAATAAAAAATGTACCAATAAAATAACATGTCAAATCCATAAAGTTGCCGGATTCTGTTTCGAGGCTCCGGCGGGCCCAGAGATTATGCCGCTAGGCGCATCTCAGGTGCAAAGTTATCGTTTGCATTTACTTAATTGATCTATTACGCGATCAGCCGTTGTTCTCCACATCTCTATTCAATACCTGTCGATCCTATTTCGCCCCCATAATGTTATGGTGGAGGCGGGGGGTATCGCACCCCCGTCCAGTTTACCTTTCGATTTGCTTCATCGAACAATTCTATTTATACTTAGGGTTTTGCTGCATCCAATCCGTCAACATATTCCATCATGGTTGCAAGTGCCTCATCGTCAAGATCACCAAAAGGTTTGAAGTGACCTGTCTTAATGTGATGTGCAATATGCTCGGCATGTGCAGCAAGTTCTGGATCCATATTTGTCATTGGCGCCATATCAACCATTCCTGTATCCATACCACCCCAAGTATTGGTTTCACTCCATGTGCCATCAATTCCTGCTTGTACACGAGCAATATAATAAGGTCCCCATTCATCTAGAATAGCAGTCAACTGAGTATCAGGTGCAAACTGAATCATATCTGATGCCTGACCAAAACCTTTAATGCCATTAGCAGAGGCCGCGGCCAATGGTGAAGGAGAATCTGTATGCTGAGTAATAATATCAGCACCTGCTGCCATCAAAACTTTTGCTGCATCTGCTTCTTTTGGTGGATCATACCATGTGTTTACCCATACAACATCAATATCAAAATCTGGATTTACAGAGATTGCGCCAAGATAAAATGCATTAATTCCACGAATCACTTCTGGAATTGGAAATGATGCAATATAACCAGCCTTACCTGCTTTGGACATATGACCAGCAATCACACCCTGTACATAACGACCCTCATAAAAACGTGAGGAATATACAGAAAGGTTTGGTGCAGTTTTATAACCAGTTGCATGTTCAAAGAGTACATCAGGATTCTCTTTGGCAACTTTTACAGTTTGTTCCATATAACCAAATGATGTGGTAAAGATCATATCTACACCTTCTGCAATCATATTACGCATTACACGTTCTGCATCTGGTCCTTCTGGTACTGATTCAACAAAGATAGTTTCAACGGCATCACCAAAGTGTTCTTCAACTTGCTGACGGCCTTTATCATGCATATATGTCCAACCGTGATCACCGACTGGTCCAACATATACGAAACCAACCTTAAACGGATCTGCCTGAGCAACCGTTGCCCACGCTACTGTCATTACTGCTGCTGCAGCAATTAAAAATTTATTCATAAATCATTCTCCTTTGATTTTAAAAATTTATTTATATTATAATACATTTTGCATCAATTGTAAATATAAATATTACTGAAAGTGAGCTATATTTTCCCTTGACATATATCTAACCCTTATTTAAGGTAGATCGAAATGGTAGTCGCAGAAGTGCTGACAGGTATTGCACTTGTCAAACAAGCAACGGACTTTATTAAGAGCAACATTGATACCGTAAAGGATATCAGTGAGATTGGTGATACAATCGAAGACCTCTTTAAAGGAGAGGAAGAGTGTCAAAAAGCACGTGCCGCAAAAGCAGGTCATGGTGTTGGTGATCAACTTGGTATCAAGTCAGTCGCCCAAGAAGTTATCGATGCCAAATTAGCTCAAGAGCAAATGCAAAAAATGCGTGTTATGATTGATAATCGTTTTGGTGTCGGTACATGGCAGTCAATCGTAGACCTCAGAGCAAAACGGATACGTGAAGCAAAGGAAGCAGCATTACAGGCTAAGAAAGAAAAGGCACGTAAAGCAAAAGAAATGTCAGACGCAGTCACTCAAGGAATTACAATCATTCTTGCAGTTGGAGCAATGGCAGCAGCATTTATTTATATGATAATGGCTGTATCCGGAGGATGATATTATTTTGGTCTGTCATTGCATGGATAATTATAATGATTATAATGTTATTCCATAATGTGCATATGGCAGACCAATGTAATTATAAAGTCCCTACTCGGTGGGACGAGATGAATCGTGGACGGATAAGGCGATAAGACCATAGTGTAAAACTTTTAACAAATCTTTTCTGGCATCCTCATGGGTGCCTTTTTTGCCATATCGCTGTGCATATTTCAGTACATTACCAATACAGAACCCCATACCATGACCACCATCAACAATAAATTCAGTTGCCTGAAAATTATTACTGGCATAGTGTGCATCGTAAGTGGAGTCAACATATACTTTAAACTCGTCGAGTAACTTTGCTTCGTTGAATTTATAATTAATTTTAGAATCAAAGTAGTCACTTGGTGTCAGTTTCATTGCATCTAACCCTAAGTGTTCACGGACTGTTTTTCTGTCAATTTTTTCTTTTTTAGTTTTCATTATTTTTCCCATCTATAAAATATATGTTCATCAATCAGAATGATAAAGGTTTTTGAACTAGCCCATTCAGGCGTCACATAGGTTGCATGATAGTGAGTTGCGCCATCAGTAAAATCTTCAATATGTCCATGATAAATTTTGAAAGCAATGGTTCTAGCAAACTCATAGACATCCAAATCATAATAAGGAATATCATCAGACTTCCCATCACAATACCAACTAAATTGGCAACGGTGGCGAATAGGGATGTTAACGTTGATATCATTCCACGACGGTTTTGTAGGTCCTTGTTCAACAACTTCACAATATGAGTGAGGAAAGCGATCATCAAGAACCCGGTTACGAGTAACAAGAGCGACACCGATCATTCCTTTCGGGGTTTGATTTCTTGCCTCCCAATAAATATTATCGGTAAGACATTTCTGTTCATCATTAGGTGCATGGTATTCACCTGCCTGAGCAGTGGCACCAAAGGCAGATTTACCGGTAGTTAAACCACCGATAAATGCCAGAGCAAAGATTGGTACAAAATACTTAAGCATGGTTTTCAATCAGATATTCTGTCCAAAGAAGTCTTGCACACTTCAAACGAGACTCAAGAAACTTAATTGACTTTTCAGAAGTAGGCAACTGAGGTATGCGACCTGCTTCTTCCATAATAAAATGTGGCAAGATACGAAGTTCACGTTCAAGTGTTTCACGTTGCTTTTCAGCAGGCATAGACTTGATGATTGAACGAAATTTAGAATTTGAAATTGGTTTAGACATGGTTTAGCTCCTCAGTTAATATCCATATAACTATTATATACCATTCTCGAGATAATGTAAAGTGTTTTTTTTAATTTTTTTTAAACTTTTTTTGGTATTCCTCTTCAAAACCATCTTCTTTATAATAGGTTTCCTCATCATACCAAAGTCTTCTACAGTAGCCATCATAGCAGTCTTTAACCAAGTGTTCTGGCCCAATCCAACCTTTGACCATATAGAAGACTCTGTGCATTTGTTTATGGGTTGGCAATAAACTTCTCTGTAAGTGGAAATATTTCTATAATGGCTTTGGCACATGCAATTGCAACATCTTGGCATTCCTTTTGGGTACCATTACCGGATCGTAATTCAATAAAATGAATCCATGAACGAATGGTTCCATTCATATACATTCTCGATACAGTCAGACCCTCAGGTAATACTGCTCTTGCTTGCTCTTTTGCAATACCATTTTCAATGGCCCATTGATATGCCGTCTCTGCACCAGAGATCACATTCTTTTGAACCTTTTCCCAAGCTTGTTGTAACGCTGCATCATCTACGTCAATAGAGTTCTGTCTATTCTTTTCATCTTGTAAACGAGCCTTGCGTAATACAAATCCTAAATCATCAGTTGGATCTGCATATCGTTGACTAAATTCTTGGAATGAAAATGACCTGTGACGTAGGATCTGACGGGCAATATCTCTTGTGGTTTCAATTTCTATGCAAGCAGACACCATTTCGAAAGGCGACCAATGTTTGTGTTTTGCAAGATATGATAACAGTCTTTCGGACGTTTCGGTGTTATTTTGGTTCGAGGGGTTCGAGACACGGGCGCAATACGCAATGAGTTCTTGGATATCCTGACCGACATAAAGATCCTCCGGTGTTTGTGAGTAACTGATTAATCTAGCGTTCATGTAAATAATTCCATCAATAATATGTATAAACCATAACCATATAGTGACCACAAAGTAATAAAGCCAACTACACTGGTTTCCTCCCAACCATATTGATCCTTAAGACCTAGACGTTTAAATATTTTATTCATTTTATTTATCCAAATCAATTTGCATATAACCGAGACAAAAGTTTTCGGCCGCATCTTCGGCATAACGTTCACTATGTGCAACACCATCTGTAATCATTTCACGTGAGGCAATAAGTTCCTCTGTTGTTTTTTCTTGGTAAAAATTAACAACAAAACATCCACGATCATCATCATGAAAAACCTCTGCCCTACGTCCAGGATATTCTGGCCCACCCCAATATTCTGAAAGTAACTTCATGTTTTTACTCCATATGATCTAGGGCCAGATGATGTAAATTCCAACCCTACTGAATTACCAACGTAAACCTTACCATTCCATCTAAAAGGAATTTTGGTATTGGCAATATAGGCATTAAAACCAACACCCTTTTTATAATCTCCAATTTCGGCCTCTGAGGTTTTATCCGTATCGGTACAATTTATTTGAACCGTATTATCATACATTTCTTTTATCATACTATATTGAAGTCCTTAAATTTTGACATGTTGCCTTGCATTTCTGTTTTATCAAATACAGGTGTGTCATCTGTGAGTGTTTGTTCATTTTCATCAACATCAAATAATCTCATTTTACCCCGGTCAACTCCAATCACAAATCTCTTATTATATGTTGGATCATTATATCTATTCTTTAATTGTTTAACCATCATCTGACCCATATTTTCTAGCTCTTCTGTTGAGATAAGAGCAAACATTAAGTCTGCCGTTGCCGGGAGACCAAATGATTCAGATGTATCTTCCAAGCCAACATCCGAGTTCGAATAGCCAGAACGTGTAGTCTGAGTTGCACTAAAAACAGGGACATCGAATTCGACTGCAAGACCACGGAGTTCCTCTGCAATCGCCTTAATATAATTGTAAGAATTGATAGCACCACCCATTCCTTTCATACGTGAACTTGCACAAATATTTAGGTAATCAATAAAGATAATATCTGGTTCAAATTGTCTTTTTAATTTCAGTTCATTTAAGAGTGCACGGAAGTGTCCGGCATGAGCAGAACCAGTAGGATATTCTTTCACAATTAGTTTACCAGTAGTCTTACGTGCAATATCCTCAACCTTGGTTCGGAACATTTCACGTGACATATTTGGTAATTGGTCAATAGGTACATTTAGAAGATTCGCATCGATACGTTCCGCAATTCTCTCTTCAGGCATTTCCATGGTAATATAAAGAACGTTTTTACCATCCACAAGAGCACTTGCCCCAACGTGACACATAAATAAAGACTTACCAACCCCGGTACCAGCAAGAGCAATATTAAGTGTTTTATTAGGAATTCCACCTTTGGTGATCTTGTTGAAGTAATCAAGGTCAAAAGGTATTCTCTCCTCCTCCTTGTGGTAGAAGTCGTATCTGTCCTCATAGTTTTCCACATAATCGTGACCCACATTGGTATCAAAGGCAACACCAAGTGCCTTGGATAATAGATCAGGTAATGCCCCTTTTGTTAGTGATTCGTGTTTACCATCAATGATTGAAATGGATTCCATAATGGCATTATAAATTGCTCTATCTTGACACCACTTTTCTGTACTGTCAAGTAACCATTGCTCATCAATTGGTTCTTTGGAAAACAACTGTGGGATAATATCAACTGCAACTGTATAATTTTCACCAGATAACCTATCAGATGAATCCAATTCAATTTTAAAGGTTTCTGCTGTAGGCAGTTTGTTATATTTGGCTACAAACTTACCAGTTTCCTTAAATAGGATTCTGTATATACCTTCGAAATAATCAGGTTTGATGAAAGGCAATACCTTACGCATATAATTTTCATCAGTCAGAATATTCCGAAGGATTGTTTGTTCTAAATTTGCTTTCATGTTTCCCGTTCTTGCATTTCAATTTCACCTGCTTCTATGGCCTTTACAATAATATGCTCTAAAAGTCTACCTGCAAATTCTTGTAAGTCCTCATCAGATTCAGATAAATCATTATCTGGAGATTCAACAACAGTAAAGTTAAATGAAAGTTGTTCATCAGTTCCATCATGTTCATTAAAACTAATTGCACCATATTTCACAACAGTTTCATTGTACATACCATCAAGAATACGAACGTTCCATGCCTGTTCATCCTCAGGCGATGGAACTAATTCATACGTTACATTTTCTTTATGCTTCATCGACTAGTGCATCCATATCGATTTCTGATTTATGACCAATCGTATATGCCTTTTTAATGTATTCTTTGAAATCTGTTTTGGCAAATACTGGATCCCAAAATTCTTCTTCAAGTGTCCCGGCCTCACGAGTTTTGCCAGTAAGTACTTCACCAGTTGATGGATCAATTGCCTCATACCAACCATTGCTTGGTTTCTGTGCATAACCACCAACCATTGCCACATCCAGAAGGCCAGAGTATTTTTCAACACCACCTTCCCATGATACGGTAATAGGAATTTTGGATTTTTCTTTTACGTACCGGGATTTTTCCACATTGATTACGAAGTCATAACCAGTAACCTCTGTACCCTTTTTATTCTGTCTACGACCAAGGATCCAAATGTTATCGGCTGAGTAATAAATGCCAGTACCACCAGACACAATTGCCTTAGGGAATAATCCAATTTCTTGATAGGTATGATTTACTGCAAGAAGTGGAATATCTTTCATGGCAAGATAAGGTGTTGTCATACGGAACAAACCTTTAAGTGCCTTGGCCCGTGACATATCGGCCACAGATTTTTCATTGATGGCATCTTCCATTTCTTTCTTGGATGCAAGATTACCAATTGAATCAATAACAATAATAACCTTATCATTACGATCCAGACCTTCAAGTTGACCAATTAAATCAAATTTAAGTTCTTCTACGTTTGTGATTGGTGTATGTAATACACGAGATGTGTCAACTTCAAATTGTTCAAAGTATGCCTGAGGTGAACCAAACTCTGAATCGTAAAAGAGCATTACG